TCTCCCATGGGAAATCCTGTATCTGCCGGCGCTACCCTACACCACGAAGATCAAACGCGAAGATGGCACTGAAGATCTGATCCTCAACGAGGACGGTACGGTCCCCGGTGATCCTCTCGGCCGAAAGCCGAAGGAGCCGCTCGCGCCGCGACGCTTCTCCTACAACGCGCTGATGGACCGCCAGGACGTTCTTGGCGAGAGGTCATTCGCTGCGCTGTATCAGCAGAAGCCGATGGCTGACGACGGCGGCATGTTCAACGCCGCGTGGTTCGAGAACCCGGCTGAGCTGCCCGCCAAGCGTGTCCGCGTGCGTGCGTGGGATTTGGCGGCATCAGCTGATGGCGACTACACGGTCGGCGTCCTGATGTCGAAGGACTCCAACGGCATCTTCTACATCGAGAACGTGGTCCGCATGCGCGGCACCCCACTCGAAGTCGAGAAACTGATCTTCGACACCGCCAAGAACGACGGCCGGTCTGTCCAGATCATCCTCCCGCAAGACCCTGGCCAGGCTGGCAAAGCCCAGGTGCAGAGCTTCATTCGCCGGCTCGCCGGCTACATCGTCAAGGCCGTCCGCCCTACCGGACCAAAGGAAACCCGTGCTGCCGCATTCGCTGCGCAGTGCGAGGCAAAGAACGTGAAGATGGTGAAGGCTCGTTGGAACGACTGTTTCACCGATGAGCTGGAGACGTTTCCGCTTGGTGTCAATGACGACCAAGTGGACGCAGCCGCCGACGCATTCAACGCACTCCTCGGTCCGCGCAAGGCCGCGGTCCTTGACTGGTAACGTCAGGACCACCCCGCCAAATGGCTGCTACCCAACAGATCAAATACACCCCGTCCCCCAAGACGGGTAATCCCGGCATTTTGTCTTCGGCTGCCGACACGATGCAGACGCGGACCGCCATGCTGCGTGCCGTCTATGGCGGCACCGAGACCATGCGTGCAAAGGGCGCAGAGTTCCTTCCGCAGTACGAGAAGGAGTCGGACACCCGATACGCTGCGCGCCTGGCTTCGACCTTCGCGTTGAACAAGCTGCGTGAGGCCGTCGACGCTGCGTCGGCGAAGCCGTTCCGCACGCTGCTCAAGCTGGTCGACAACACCGACCAGAACCTCGACGCCTGGGTGCAGGACATCGACTTGCAGGGCAATCACCTGCACGTCTTTGCCCACCAATTCTTCAACAACGCTCTGCTCGACGGCATGTGCCACATCATGGTGGACCATCCGGATACCTACAACATGAAGAGCCTCGCCGACCAGAAGGCGTCCGGCGCTCGCCCGTTCATGAAGATGTACAAGGTCGACGATGTGGCCGCTGCCTATGACATGTATGTCGGCGGCGACACCAAGACCGTCCACGTCCGCATCCGCAGCCAGCGCGCTGACCGCGAGGGCTTCAAGGAGGTCCTCTACAATCAGATCCGAGTGATCGAGATTGACCCCGGAAAGACGTCCGGCATTGTGCAGCTCTGGGAGCAGAAGGCTACCTCGGGTGGTTCGAACTGGGACTTCGTCGAAGAGACCCCTCTGCCGAATATGGCGGAAGTGCCGTTCGTGACCATGTTTGCCGGTGAAAAGGAAGCCGACTATCAGGTCCGGCCGACCTTCATCGATCTCGCCTACAAGCAGATCGAGCACTGGATCTCTTCCTCGGACCAACGTTCGATCCTCTCGGCGGCGCGCTTCCCGATGCTCGCTTGCTCGGGCGTGCAGATCGACCCCGATGAAGAGTCGCAGTTCGCGATCGGACCGTACAAGGTGCTCTACTCGCCGGAGGCCAATGGTCGCTGGTATTACGTCGAGCCCCGCGGCACGGCGATCGAGAGCGGCTTCAAGGATCTCGACCGGCTCGAAATGCAGATGGACATGATGGCGCTCAACCCGGTCACGGGCACGCACCGTCAGTACGTTCCGCAGAACGAGCGAGACATCCAGGAGACCCGCGTTCACTCGGTCGTCCACGACTTGGCGATCGGCTGCCAGGACGCGCTCGAACGCTGCATCCAGTTCATGGGGCAGTGGACCGGCTCCGACTACAGCCAGGTCAAGGCCATCCTGAACACCGAGTTCTCGAACACAAAGGACCGCCTGCTCGAAGTCGCTCAGCTGGTCAAAATGTGGGAGGAGCGCGGTCTGTCCCGTGAAGTGCTGCTCACCGAGGTTCGCAATCGCAACCTCTTGGGCGACGACTTCAATCTGCAGGACGAGCTGGCATTCTGGAAGGTCGTCGACGAGGCGAATATGTCCGCGGCGGACGGCATGCTGCCCGGCCGGTGGACCCAGGCCGACCCGACGAAGGAGCCGGCTGGCGGATCGACACCCGCGACCCCTGCAAATGCAAAGGGCACCGGAACTCCGGCCGCTCCCAAGACGTTCGACTTCCCGAACGGCCAGACCCGGCCCACGAAGCAGATCTAGCTTCGTTTCCACCAAGTTTGCACTGCGAAAGCAAATATCGTTGACTCAGTGCAAACGATCATGCTACCAGCCCCGTCCCATGGCCGACCTGACCCTGAAGCTCGAAGCGACCGAATACCGGTGCGAACCCTGCACGTTGCAGCAGGGCACGCCCGTGCGGGAACTCGTGCGGATGATCCCCAAGTCGGTTGTGGTTTTCGGGAAGCTGGTAGGGCCGGAGTATTTCTGTTGCCCGATCTGCTTCGAGCCCAAGTTCGACGTGAAGACGAGGAAGCCGGTCAGTGCAAAAGCCAAGGTGGCAGAGGATTCTGGAGCTGGAGGACGCGGCAAGGAACGGATCCATGTCGTCAAGTGACATCCCCCCGCCGATGCCGGCTCAGTCGCTTGTGCCGCAGACCGATCCCGTCGTTCGTCTGGCGGCTAAGGTCTACCTGGCCCAAGCTCTGGCTCCTGTCATAACGCTGGTCCTGGTCGCGGGCTTAGTGATCTGGTTCCTCCGCTCCTGAAGGGGCCGAACCGGCCCATTTGCATTTTCTTGAAGAGAGGGGTTGACAGAAGGGGGGTACCTGTGCTTAATCATTTGCTTGAATGCAAATGGAGTGACCGTGAAGCTCTTCACCCGCCGCAGCGCCCTCGCCGAAGCATTTCACCTGCCTCTTTGGGGTCAGGCGGCTGAGGAGGTTCCGCCCCATTGGCTGATCTCGCGACTGCAAACGGGTGATCTGGCGATCAATCGCCTGGGCGGCATGACCATGCACACGCAGTGGGGCGTGCAAGAGAGCGCCGCAGGAGACTACGTGCTCCTGTTTGCCGACAATTCCATCGGGTTCGAAAAGCCCGAGACGTTCGAACGAGACTTCGAACCCTTCACGTCCGAGCAGCTCAAAGCCGCCGCGTGACCACACACTGACAGCACCGTCGCAAGGCGCTGCTTCCCCTACAGAGCCCGCTCAGGACCGTCCTGGGCGGGTTTTTCTTTGGGCCTGCGCCTTCGTGGCTGCGGCCGAGAACCCTATCCAATCGCGCTCCCACTTCGGTAGAGCGCGGTTTCAGCGGTCTCAGTTCGCATCCCGCACAAGACGAACAGAGATACCCAAGAGCGCGCCGCACGCCCGCGCCACCGCAGAACAATTCCTTTGGAGAGTAGCCAAGTAGGTAAGGCAGCGCACTGTTACTGCGCCTACCGCAGGTTCGAATCCTGCCTCTTCAGCCACCAACACCAATTCGCCAGCAATGACCAACCGACGCCGGGACGGCTTCGGACGGTCGCTGCCGGCAACTCTGATTCCCCGAGTCCTCGGGGATATCACCGGCCCACCAGGCGGGACGCTTGGACGGGCCTTTTATCACGAGGGGCGGGATGCCCCGCATTTCCCGGGATGGGTATGCTCAAAGCAGTCGTTAAAGATCTCAATGAACTCGATGAGGGCCTCCGCGGCTATTACGTGCAGAAGGACAACCAGTTCTTCCTGAACGTGACGGCGGTCGACGGTTTCCAACTCGACAACACCACCGGCCTGAAAACCGCCTTGGGCAACGAGCGTAACAACGTCTCGATCCTCAAGGAGCAGCTCAAGCCGTATGAAGGCCTGGACGCTACCGCGGCTCGCACCGCGATCGAGCGTATCGGCGCTTTCGGTGAAATCACGCCCGAGGCCGCCAAGACGGCGCTCGAAACGGCACAACGACTGTCAGCTCTCGATCCCACGAAAGAGGCTGAGACGATCGCTGCCACCAAGGTCGAGACCCTGAAAGGTCAGCTCACCGCGCAGTTCAATCTGCGTGAGACCGAGCTGGTCGGACAGGTCAACGGCCAGAAGGCGACGATCGAAAGCCTGACGGGGCAGCTTCAGACGGTGATGGCCGATGGCCAGATCAAGTCCGAAGTCGCCAAATCCAACCCACTGGACGACGCGCGGGATGCCGTCGAGCTTCTGGTGAGCAAGTACGTCCGCACGTCCATGAAGGACGGGAAGGTCGTCGTCGAGGTCATTGACCAGAACGGCGTCCC